ATTTAATAAAGTACATGAATCAGAATCAGGGCATGTAATTGAAATTGACGATACTGCTGATTATCAACGAATTAAAGAACACCACCGTTCAGGTACTTTTTATGAAATACATCCGGCTGGTGAAAGAGTTTTAAAAGTTGTTAAAGATAATTATGAAGTGACTTTAGGCGATGATTATGTAAATGTAAAAGGAACATCTCGTGTTACAATCGAAGGTGATTGTAACTTATTTGTTGTGGGTAATTATAACGTAGAAGTACAAGGTAATAAGACAGAATATATTTACGGTAATCTTACACAATATGTTGGTGGTAATCGATCAAACGAAGTGGTTGGTAACTTAGGTGAAGTTGTTGGTGGCGATTTAAGTCAAGCCACGTCAGGCCAAGTTACAAAGACTGCTAAGAAAGATTACGTTATTACTGCTAAGAATATTAGATTAAACTAAGAGGATTAAGCGATGGCTTTAGCTCCACATACCAATAATTTTTTATCAGATACTGGTCAGGTAAGAGCTATAATACCAAGAACAATTGGTTCTGGTTATACTACTGCAACTGTTACGATTACTGGTGGTAATGGAAGCGGTGCTGCAGCTGATGCAATCATTCAAAATGGATCAGTAATTGGTTATGAAATAACTAATTATGGTAGTAATTATTCTATTAATAATCCTCCTCAGGCCGGCGATATTCCGACAGTTGCAATTAGTGGAGATGGAACTGGCGCTACAGCAATTGTTCAAATCGGAGATCATATAATTTCTGTAAAAGATACTAGTTCAAATACGACATCAGCTGTAATGGATTATTCACCTGCTATACTTTCTTCTGCTGCAATGATAGGTCAGATGTTAGGATCTAAATTTGATGAAATGTATAATATGTTGGATGGACATCTTACAACTATTGAAGGTAAACTAGATACTTTAAACGGTGAGTTGTCTACGCACAATTCAACACTTACTGAAATAAAAAATGATGTCGATCGTATTCGTTATCTTGGAGATACAATGGGTCCTGGATATCGAAATCGTGGCAATTATGTTACTGATGGCATTATGTGGCAATCAATTATTCGTGATGGATTTATGTTAGATGAAACAAATAAATCTGATGCAAATATATCTCCATCGGTAAGTAAGATAAAAGACTACGCAGATAAATTTGATGATGCCTTTCCACCGGAGAATGAAGTATGACATATTCAGTTCATCGTAAAGGAGACATAGATGCTGTTGGTCACACTGCAGTACAAGCATCCAATAACGTGTTTGCAAATGAGAAAGGAGTACATCGTAAAGGTGATGTAGATTCAAACGGAAACGTATTAGTCAAATCTTCAAATACAGTATGGGTAAATGGAAAAGGATGCGGCCGAAAAGGCGACATTGATTCAAAAGGGAATGTGAAAGTTATGGGATCAAATAACGTATTTGCTGGCAATTAGGGTATAAATAGATACTATGAGTACTGAATACTTATCCGATAAAGGCTACGAAAAAATAACCGCCAACGTCGTTGCGCGGGCAGTGGACTATTCCGATTTAGATTTAAATTTTAAACCTCATCCAAATTTTGGTGATGTAGTTCCATTAAGAGATATTAATGCAATACGAAGATCAGTAAGAAATTTAATTTTAACTGGATACGGTGAACGACCTTTTCAACCAAATGTCGGCTGTGCAATTACTGATAAGTTATTTGAAAACTTTAGTCCGGTAAATCTTGCCTCAATGCGAGAAGCAATCAAAAGAACAATTAAATATCATGAACCAAGAGTACAAATAGCTGCATTAGAAATATTTGATCGTACTGACGAAAATGCAGTCTTTATTTCGGTGTCTGTTAAAATTAATAATGTTCCAGGATTGGTTGATGTAGATGTATACTTAGAGAGAATTCGATAATGGCAAATATTAAGAACGTAACTGAACTAGATTTTGATCAAATCAAAACTAATTTAAAAGCGTTTCTCAGTGCGCAAGATAAATTTAACGACTATGATTTTGATGGATCGGGTATGAGTATCCTATTGGATATTCTTGCTTATAATACTCAATATAATGCTTTGCTTGCTCACACTAATGCAAATGAAAGTTTTTTAGATACAGCACAGTTTAGAGCAAATGTTGTTTCTCATGCTAAGATGTTAGGATATACTCCATCATCAGCAACTGCAGCAAAAGCTTATTTAAATGTTGTCGTTGCTGGAGTTCCTTCTGATCCTACTGCGATTGAAATTCCTCGAGGGCAAAAGTTTCAAGGATTAATTGGTAATCGCCAATATCAATTTGTAACAAATCAATCTTATACAGCAATTAAAGATGGTGAAAACAAATACTACTTTAATAATATAGAAATATGTGAAGGAGAAATACAAACTTTCACATATCGTATCAATAATAAAGTACCAAATCAAAAGTTTGAATTGCCTACTGACATGGCAGACGTAGAAACTTTAATTGTATCCGTACGTGATTCATTGACAGCAACTACATCACAAGTATATGCACATTATAATTCAATTCTTGACGTTGCGTCAGATTCCTTTGCTTACTTTTTGCAAGAAGGTTACGACGGGCAATATCAAATATATTTTGGCGATAATGTTGTAGGACATCAGCCTGTTACTGGTCAAATCGTTGATATTGGATTTATTAAAACACACGGATCGGATGGAAATGGCGCAACCGCGTTTACCATTGATGGATCTATTGGTGGAATATCAGCAATTACTATTACAAAAGTAGATGGATTTGTTCGAACAACAACTGGGTCTGATAAAGAAACAACCGAATCAATTCGACATAATGCTCCAAAATCATTTGCTTCACAAAATAGAGCTGTGACTGCAATTGATTATAAAGCTGTGTTGATGGCAGAATACGATTACATTGAAGATATATCAGTCTGGGGTGGTGAAGTCAATGATCCACCTGTATACGGTAAAGTTTTCTTATCAATCAAGCCAAAGACAAGTGAATATTTATCGACAACTTCACGTAATATTATTAAACAATATCTTGCAGCTCGTAATGTGGGTTCAGTCACTGCTGAAATCGAAAATCCAGATTATACGTTTATTACTATGGATGTATTCTTTAAATACGATCCAAATTCAACCGCAAGATCAAAAGGTCAATTAGAAACAGCAGTACGCAATGCTATTCTAGACTATAACGATACTTATTTAGAAAAGTTTGATGGTGTACTACGTTATTCCAAACTGTTAAAAGCCATAGACAGTGTTGATAAGGGTATATTAAATTCCTTTGCTAGATTAAAGATGCATAAGCATGTTCAACCACAAACTGGGTTTTCTGCTGATTATGTAATTAAATTTTCTAGTCCTATTTACATTACTGACACTACTGAGCAAACTTTATCTTCAAATACATTTACATTTCAAGGCCAATCATGTAAGCTAGCCGACATTCCTCAACCTGGAGCATTTCCAAATAGAACAGTGCAAATTTTAAATGCTGATAGTGATACGATTGTCAGAGCAAATGCTGGTACAATATTTCCCACACTGGGTAAAATTGAATTGAAAAATTTATTAATTGAATCTTCTGATGTATTACTTATTTTTGCAGATCCAAATTCAAATGATATTGCACCTAAGTATAATCAACTAGTTTCAATTGAGCAAGACGAAACTCCTGGCATTACAGTAACTGGTGAAGAAGATACAATTACCACATTAGGTTCTGCTGGAACATCGTCTTATACCACATTCTCTCGACACGAGTAATTAACACAGTATGGCTACTCGCGATAATATAGAAACAGGTAAAGTTGAGTCACTATTACCACGACAGTTAATAGAAGATTCAGCTGCCCTGATTGAATTTTTAAAAGAATACTATAACTTCATGAATGCTGAGGGAGGTCCCTCGTACGCGATTAATTCTATATTAGCAAATCGCGATATTGATACTGTTGTTGACGATTTCTTACTCCTATTAGAAAAGGAGTTAGGCTCAAGCTTTGTTACAAATTTAGAAGTCAATAAAGAAATATTATACAAAAACATTGTACAATTCTATCAAGCAAAAGGTTCTGTAGAATCATTTAAAGTTTTATTTAGACTTTTATATAATACAGAAATTGAAGTTAGTTTTCCAAAAGAAAAAATATTAGTAGCATCTGATGGTAGATGGGTTCAACAGAATTCAGTTTTTATTGACGTCACTGCAGGCGATCCATTTGATCTATTTGCAAATGTAGTTACAATTACAACTCCTGATGGATTACAAATACCAGCAGAAGTAGAACGAATTAAACAAGTTGGCCAAACAAATTATTATGAAATATTTGTAACCAAATCAATTAACATTGCCAGAATTGTTTTAAACTCTACAATTAATGAATTTGGAGTTGTTGCTACAGTTGTTCCAGCAGTTTCAACATATGAAATTGTATATGGTGGACAAAATTTTGGTTTAGCACAATTTATTGATATAGAAGAAGCTACTGGCACTGGTGTTACAATCAAAACGACTGAAGTTAATAACACAACAGGTGAGCTAACAGATATTAAATTCATTAATTTTGGCGTTGAATATTCAGATACTTTTTACGCCATGATTATACCAACAGTTGATATTATTGGTGGAGTCAACTTTGTAATATCTACTGATCCAGATGCTGATCAAATTACATATCCAAATCGTGCAATTATAAAATTCACAAATGGACCTGTTGTAGAATATCGCGGTGAATATATCTCTAATAACGGTTTCTTATCTGATGATATATATTTGCAAGACAACTTCTTTTATCAACAATATTCTTATTTGATTCGATCGTCTGAAAGATTTGATGAATATAAAAATGTCTTAAATAGAACAGTGCATCCGGCTGGAATGGTAGCATTCGGTGAATTTGTTATTAATAATTCATTTGATCTATCAAGAAATCTTGATGCCTTACGTCGTTATTTGCGTACTCGTTTGCAAGATGTTGTTGATACAGAAGATGCTGAAATTAAGCATATGTATAAACCTGTTGCTGAAGTCGTGGTGACAGCTGAACCAGTTTGGGAATGGACATTATTAAAACCATTAACTGATTCAGTAGCTGCAAACCAAATAGTACAAAAGAATTATAGCAAGCCGCTTTCAGACGCTGTTGGCGCAGATGATTCAAACATACTAATTACGCGTAATAAGATCATATCTGATACTGTTACAACAGATGATAGTTTACTATCAGTTAATTTTAATTCTAACCAGACTGACAGTATAAATAGTAATAGCACTGGTATAATTGAATTATTAGGCGATATTTATGCAGAAAATTATTTTGCTGAAGATTATTCAGAAGGTTTAACAACATTTAATTAGGAGACAAATGAAATGTTAATGAATGAACTCATCGGAGCAACTGGTCAAGTAGAGATTGAAGTCTTTGCTCCAGACGGCCGATTAAAAGATAAGGTGAATATTAAAAACCTTGTTGTAACTACTGGGCGCGAATATATCGCGGCTCGTTTAAATGACGATGCACCACCTGCAGAAATGACTCACATGGCTGTTGGTACTGGCACTACATTGGCTGCAGCAGGTGATACTACTCTTGAGACTGAAGAAGCTCGTGTTGCTTTAACTACTGATACAGTTACAGCAAATGAGATTGAATACGTAGCTACTTGGGGTCCAGGAGTTGGTACAGCTGCTCTTACAGAAGCGGGTGTATTTAATGATGGTACTGCCGGCACAATGCTTTGTCGTACTGTATTTAACGTGGTCAATAAAGCTGTAGACGACAGTATGACTATTACTTGGACTATTTCAATATCTTAAGAGATAAAAAATGGTAGCTATCGTTAGGCCAAATTTCCACCATACAATGGCGGATGCTATTTATGAAAAAATTCAAAATAGATCTGCTAGTTATTATTACTTTATAGGTCAGGTTCTTTCTTGGGACAATGAAGGCGCTATTGATAATGCGCCAACTCCCAATAATCGTTATAACGAAGAATTAACTACCCGTAATAATATTATTGGTGTGAAAGGTGTCACAATTAATAATGTATCCTTTATTACGCGAAGAATTGATTGGACAGCTGATGTTGTTTATTCTCGCTTTGATGATAGATACTTGGCCGATGCCGGTGCAATGAATGAAATTGACTTTTACGTTTTAACAGATGATTTTAATGTTTATAAATGTATTGACAATAATTCAGGTGCACCTTCAACAGTAAAACCAACTGGTACTGATCCTGGATATACTGTAACTGCCGATGGATATGTTTGGAAATTTATGTATTTCCTTCCATTAAGCTTACGTAATAAGTTTATGACTAATGACTATATGCCAGTCATAAAGAAAGTGAAAAACGAATATTATGAAGCTGGAACTATCACCGGTTATATATTAAATGATGGTGGGCAAGATTACGATCACGATCAAACTTATGCCGTAATTACTGGTGACGGTGCCGATGGTGCTGCTGATCTTGTAATTGAAAATGGTAATGTTACTGGTGTAACAATCACAAATGCTGGAACTGGATATACACAAGCATATTTGACAGTTACTAAGGGATTATTAGATCCAGGCGAAGGAGCAGATATTGATTTAACATTATCAACTCCTGGAGATCTTGATTCATTACAGGCTGACGTTGAAGCTCTTACAGTTGATGGAGAAATATCTACAATTATTATTACAAATTCAACTGCTGGTTATACAGCTCCTCCTGCAATTACTATTACAGGCGATGGAACTGGAGCAACGGCAGTTGCAACTATAGATGTAAATGGCGAAGTTGATTCGATTACAATGACAAATCGTGGATCGGGTTATACATACGCTAATGTATCTATTGCTTCAGAAAATTTAGGAACAACTACTTCTCGCGCAATAATGTCTCCATTGGGCGGGCATGGATTTGATGCTCCTAGAGAATTAATGGCAGATACATTATGTTTTTATGTTTCGTTTGAAGCTGAAACAAATCAAGGATTAATTGTAGACAATCAATATAGACAATTTGGTCTTGTAAAAGATTTTGATGTGTATAATGAAAATAGAAAATTTATTAATTCTGGTGGTTCAGCATGCTTTAAATTAGAAGGTACTTTCCTTGGCGATAGTTATCCGGAAGATGCTCTTATTCACACGGCAAATGATGCAAAGGTAATGAGAGTTATAAGTTCTGAAGATAATGCAATGTTGGTAATACCAACAGATGGAACTACACCTGTGGCCACAGATGAGTTTTATAACGCGGAAGAATCAGCTAATTTTACAGTTACTAC